TTCATCCAATCTTCTTTTTTCTTTTCGCTCTCGCTTAATTGTTTTTCTTCTGCCATCTTTACTCCTTAGTGACTGTATTTTTGATTTGCCTTCTTAATACGTTCGTTTTCTTCTTTAACATATTCAATCAACATAGCCACATATACTTCTCTCTCCCATGGTAACATCTCATTTAGCTCTGTTAAACTATACTTGTGATGTTGCATCATGATGAAGTTTCCTCGGAAATGGTTCTCCAAGGATTCATGTGAGAGAGCTAGACGAAAAAAGCTTGGAGGCCCTCGATAACTAACTTATTATGGGTCCCACAATTCACACAATCAAAGCTCGCATCATGCGACAACTTAGGTAGTCCTTCGAAAAATTCTTGGATCTTCTTAAATTGTTGCGAATTCAGTGAATCAACAAACGACTCTACTTCTTTTCTTTCTAAGTTGGCTGCTTCATATACACCATTATCATCAAATATAGCTTCTATACAAGATGTGATGATAGCAAATGTATTTTTAACTTCGCCTTCATTAGAACCAATTGCTCTTGTCACGTCATCAGCAGTTGGGAATTTCATGATTACACCAACTTTATCTGTTAACAAGATCTTACTGTCTGTCTTCTTAGCTTGAGTAAGTTCTACTGCTTCTAAGTTGACGACTAATTCGTTTTTTGTACCACAATTCTTACACTCATATCCAACCTGGGTCGTTTCACCGACTGATTTAGACCTGAGTTTTAAGAAAAGCAATTCGAGTTCAGCTGTCGGCAATGTTTTTGCCTTCACTTCACCGAATGTACATGCTTCAATGATATCTTGGACTGCTCTTAAGATCTGCTTTTGATCTTGAGATTCCATAGCCATCATCAATAGCTTCTCTTCTTTGACCAAATATGGTCTGTATTTTACCGTCTTCTTACTTAATGGTAGTTCCACTTCATAGGACGGCGTGTTTAAAATAATAGGTAAAGACATAATATACTCCTGATAATATTATTATACTCCAAATGTTCGGCCGACAGAGCCAAGTAGTACTTTCCCTTTCGAAAGGACTGATTCTACAAATCCCTCTTCACTCCAATCTTCATAAGATAGCGTGATTGTTAGCTTTTGGGTTTGATTTTCACCGCTGTTTGTCAATTCATACGATGTTATGCTTGTTGGAAACGCATTTTTTAGTGATATTGAGTAAACTGGAACGTCTCTTTGATCCAATTGTTGAATAATTACGTCAGTCGTGAACTGAGAACGATACTTTACAGTCATTTTTGAGCGATCGAACATCCTATTGAACCAATTTTCGAAAAATTTCTTCATAAAGTGATCATTTGTGATGTGGAAGCTCATCGTGACGTCATCGTTGATGTAAGTGTAGGGTGTTTTTACGCTCAATAAGTTAGTTTGTACTTCGGAAGTCGAAATTTGACGTCCTGGAAGCATTACAGAGTCACAAAGTATCGAAACATCGCGTGGATCGTTTAAAAATGGACTAGAAGTGCCTTGTCCAAACGCTCGGGCGATCAAATTTTGTGGATCGAAGCTAATTAGTGGTAAAGCCATGTAAACGGCGAATCGATTTTGCGGTGCAAGACCTCCTCGCTTAGATATGACTGATTTAAACTTGTCGATTTGTGGCATTTTACGCTCTGTATCCTGTTATCATACGTTTAGACTCTCTCCAAACGTTTCTTTTGTTTGTACCAATGAATTGTTCAGTTGGTAAGTATATTGATATCTCCCATTCAGATGATGGGACCATCATGATCCTCGATTCTATCTGACTAAAAAGATAATGTTTAAAACATGGCTCAAAAGGTCTAAGTCTACCGATTGATGTAAGTAGATTATAGTTTATCCTCATCTTTGTAGTCTCGTCAAACTTATCATTATTCACTGTATCTAATAATCTATCTAAGAAACGAGCTCTTAGTGGAGGAGCTAGATAATGTAAGTTGAGACCATAAAACCCGCCTTGTGCTGGTCCTACTGCCACCATTAATGGGAAACGATCATAATATGGTAGTGTGTCAGCTCCTTTTGCATCATATAAAAAATGATACATGAATCCCGGTTTAAAAGACGTCTTCTTGTAAAAATGCGGATCCTTAAGGAACTGCATCGCATTGATATTTTTACCGCCTAAAGATTTTACTTTCTGTGTAAACCATTTTTTAGACTGTTCTGTGCGCTCTGCAGATTGCAGACCCTGACGCATCTTGTCATATAAACTCGTTGGTTGTGTTTTAGTAGCCATACTTCTATTTATGTCAGTAATTTGATGCCCATAGCTTTAATCGTATCTTCTGTCCAAATAACAAACTGCCAATTTCTATCTTTAGCAAAATTATCAGCAGCTTTCCATTTACATTGATTTTTGACATAAGTGCGTGCTTCTTCCAAGTATTTCTTAGTTTGTCTACTTGGTTTCTTTGGAGGGACAGTTTGTGATTTTGGCTTAATCTCAACCAAAAATGTGCCTTGAGCAGTAGTGTATTTTACGTCTATAAAATAGCGATGCCATTTTTTATCCAATGGATAAAAGTATTGTACAACTGTCTCCTCTGAAGACCATTTTAGTACTTGTGTGTTTTCATCACACCATCTAAATACTTGTCTTTCCCAGAGAGACCTATAAACTATGTTTTTGAAGTCACCTTCATATTTTGCTGGATTCTTACATCTGTAAAAACCTTTGTATGTAGCCATATAAATAAGAGTGTCCGTATGTAAAAGAATCATAAAGGTACAACATGCCAATCGACAATATACCCGCCGCGTTTAATAATGTTCAAGAGTTCGTTAAGAACACTTTAGCATCATTAAACTTTTTAAACCCGTTCGGCGCAACTTCTCCGCAACTGCGTTTCCCCAAGGGAGATGTACAAAAACATCAGAACGTTGTAAAGTTCGAAGCTATCGCACGCGTCAAGAAAAGTAGCGTCTTAGATATAAGACCATCTAAGTTTGCTGAGAGTGCACTCGGTTCAGTAACTTTATATATGCCTTCAGGAATAAGCGTTGCTGATACATTAAGCTACGATAATGCTGACACGGGTTTAGGTGGAGAGCTCTTGAAAGCCGGTGGTTCTGCAGCATCTCCTGGCGAATTCGTTGATACATTAAAAGATCAAGCTAAAGGAGTAGCGCAAACTGCGGTTGCGGGTGGTACAGCTAAAATAGCACAGAGCAAAGGTTTAGTAGGTGGTGCAGCGAATCAAGCTATCATCAATAGAGGAGAAGTTGTAAATCCTCATACACAAATGTTGTTTAAATCTCCATCGCTTCGTCAATTCCAGTTTCAGTTTAAGATGTTTCCAAGAACTAGAGCTGAAGCTGAAGAAATAATTAAGATCGTTCAATTCTTCCGTGTTGCTGCATATCCAGCCCTTGGAAACGGCAGTGGAACTGATTCTGTTAATATGTCGACATTTAAATTTCCAGATATATTCAAAGTTACGTTCTTAACTGGAAGTAAACAAAATAAAAATATTATAAAGATGCTGGACTCATACTTAACATCTGTGACAGTTAACTATAATCCAACCAGTCCAACTTTTTTCGAAGATGGTATGCCATCTGAAATAGATTTGTCTTTGACTTTCCAAGAAAGCAAAGCACTCAACAGAGACCTCATCATAGGAGGTTACTAACATGTCATATTTCTTTCAAGGTTTTCCAACCATGCAGTACGATGTATTTGCAAATGGAAGACCAGTAGAAACTACAGATTTATTCAGATCAGTTAGACTTAAAAATAATCTACGAGATGATATATTACTCTATGAAAGATATCATATTCAAGACGGTGAGAGGCCAGATCACGTATCATTAAAGTTATATGGTACTACAGATTATTATTGGACTTTTTTCATGGTTAACCCCGATATAGTAAATTCATATGCTGATTGGCCATGCTCTACTATTGAGATGGAAAATAAAATTAAAGTTAAATATCAAGGTAATGTATTATTGACCGATGAAGACATCTCTACAAAGTTTATTCGCGGAGAAACACTAAGAGGATCTATCTCTCTAGCGACAGCTACTATCATACAAAAAGATACTGATAAGGGTGTGATTCGCTTATCTACGACCAACCAAGTCGGTAATTTTATAGATGGAGAACTTATAAGAGGTTTAACATCAAATGATCAGATAGTTATCAACAGTCAAAGACCATATACACTTGCTGCAAATCATTTCGAAGACTCTCAAAGAAATTGGGTAAGGAAAGATTATCCTGGAGCAATACCTGTACCAAATGATGAACACGAAAGAGAATGGAATGAATTTAAAACAGATATTAGAGTTATTAGACCAGAATACATCACTCAAGTAGTAGATGAATTTTATAGAATAATTAATCCAGACGCACAATAATGGCATTAGGTAAATTTGACTATTCGGTTGAATCAGTTCAACTAACATCTTCCACTGGGCAAAAGCTCGAGATCAAAGATTTGGTGATATCGATCGATATCTATGAATCACTATTATCTCCATACATTAAAGTAGAGTTGGGTATCACAGATGCTTCTAACTTACTTGAAACAGTTCCGATATTAGGACAAGAAAAAGTAGATCTGGTGTTGTCAGAAGGTAAGGCTAAGATAAAGAAAACGTTTTATGTTGGTTCAGTAGCAAACTACATTCGTGCTAATAATCAGGCTTCGATGTATACATTAAAGCTTATTACACCAGAACAGCTGATGAATAGTTTGAGATTGGTATCTCATGCATACACAGGTAAAATATCTGATGCAGTGCAAGGTGTCATGAAAGATTATTTGAACAAAGATATTGATGTTACAGAAGATACAGTTGGAAATTACAAACTAGTAATTCCAAATTGGAATCCATATCAAGCAATCGATTGGTTAACAAGAAAAGCAATGGATAAAAATCAAACGCCATTTGCCTTTTATGAAACTTTTACTGGCGGTCATCGTCTGCAATCTTACACGACTCTATTCAATCAAAAGACTTATAATAAGTTTGTGCACAAAGGTGGTACATCAGCAACCACTGATGCTGGACAATTAGCTGCGTCTTATAATGTAGCTATTGAATATGATATCAGAGATTATTCAAACACATATAAGAATACACTTCGCGGAGCTTTTGGTTCTGCTATGCACACCGTAGATATCAGTACAAGATCTTATAAACTATTGAAATATGATTATCTAAAAGACTTTGATAAGAAAGCACATTTAGACAAAGTTCCGTTTATCAATAAAGAATTTAAAGTAGAAAATAAACCTCTCAATGAATATGATTCAGTGCACTATGTAGCGAATAAAAATTCAAAGGCGTGGGGAACAGCTTCATATAACAACTATAATAATGAAGCTGAGTTTACAAAACTAGAAGCGGACGCATACGTTTATCAACTTGGGTTAACAACACTTAATATGGTAATTCGTGGAAGAACAGATCTATACCCTGGAAAGATCATTGAATTTGAAGTAGATCGCGATAGACCATCAATATACGGCGTTGCTAAGGATAGCAATGAATATATTTCTGGAAGATATTTGGTAATGCACACACATCACAAAATGGTCGATGGTAAATATACAATCATCATGGATGTGGTAAGAGATTCTCTTGGTAAAAAAGTTAAACAACGCGGTGGCAAATAAATTATGAAAAATTACATGAACTGGTTTACTGGTGTAGTAGAAGATCGAGACGATCCACAAGAATTGGGTCGCGTGCGCGTAAGAATATTTGGTCTACACACAGATGACTTATCAAAGATTAGAACGAGTGATTTACCGTGGGCTCATACGATGATGCCTACAACATCTGCATCTATTTCAGGATTGGGATTTTCTCCAACAGGTTTAGTTGAAGGTTCATGGGTTGTAGGTTTCTTTGCTGATGGTGAAAACTGTCAAGATCCTATAATCCTCGGTTCTATACATGGTTATCTAACTCAAAACGTAAATGATCGCAACGCATTTAAAGACTTTAACGGTAACTATCCTCGTTGGTACAATGAAACTGCTGTAAGTAAGGTTGCGAGAAATGAATGGAAAGATCATGTATCCTATTATTCTCGCTATGCTGAGCAGGTTAAAGGGATAGAAAAAGCTACTAAACCGTATATCCCAACAGTTGTAAGTGACTCCCCAGAAGAGTCCAGGGGCTCATGGGAAGAGCCAGAACCACGCCGTGGAGTTAGAGGAACATATCCATTCGTCCACACATTTGAGAGTGAAACGGGCATCGTCCGTGAGATCGATGATTCTGAAAATAACTCGCGAATAGTTGAGCATCATCCTGCAGGTACATTCTACGAGATATTTCCAGATGGAGATAAGGTAACTAAAGTTTCTGGTGAAAACTATACGATCGTTGTCTATGATGACAACATCTTAATTCGTGGAACACAAAATATTACGATTGAAGGTGATCAACGAGTATTAGTCAAAGGTGATTATGTGATGGAAGTTATGGGTGACTATAACTTAAAAGTGCATGGTAATCGATATACTAAGATAACTCAAAATGATGCGATTGAAACTGTTGGTAACTTTAACTTAAACGTAAAAGAAGATTTCCTAACACGCGTTGGTAAAAATCAAATATTATTAATCGATGTAGATAAGACTGAAACTATTGGCGGAAGTTCTTCGTTGATGGTAACAGGAAAAGTAGATAATGTATTTTTAGATACGCTGAGCACTTTCTCAAATGGCGCACAATCAGTATCAACAAATTCAACACAACAATTCTTATCAAAAGATGGTTTAGAGTTTGGATCTAAAGCTAACTGGAACCTTAAGTGTGATGCAGATCTTACAATCACAACTGTAGGTAAATTTACAATTAATAGTGGTGGCGACTATAAAGTTACTGCTCCTAAAGTGGACTTGAACTAATATGTCACAATCTCCTTGTGGAATTAATGCAGCTCTTGACGAAGCTAAAGCTGGAATAGACAACTTAAAAGAAAAGATTGCTGGTGGATTAAATTCTATTGGTGATCTGGGTTCTATTGCTGATACGATTAAAAATAAGTTGAAGGAAGTAAATGTTCCTAAGCTTGAAAGCATTAATTTAAAAGAAGAGCTGCTGAACCTTCCAAGTTTAAATGCTGAAGAATATGCTGCAAAAGTTGCAGAACTAAAAGCTAAGTTTGGTACAGCAGTTCCTGATCTAGATGCAATCATTGCAAAGATCCCAAAACCTGTTGGATTGAATGCTCAAGGCAACAAGGATATTTTCACTCAACTTAACGATGCTTTAGGCAATGTTGGTGCTGCATTCCAAAATGTTCAAGAGCAACTTAGTTCGCTCTCAATAGAATCGTTAACGGCAAGTATATGTGATGAG